ACTATAATGTACTCTGTATTTAAGACCTCGTGGAAATGCTCTCAAATGATAAGTAGGATATATCGTATCCTATTAGGTGAGGAAGACTTACCCACTTCAGAAAGAAGTGTATTTTATAAAAATAAATCATATACAGATAAAGTTTATAACAAAGCTATAGATGATATGATAAAAGATAAAGATAGATAATTATGCCAGAATTTAAAAAAAATAAATCTTCAGTTTTGAAAAAGAAAGGACCATTTAAAATGAAAAGTTCTCCTACTAAAATATATGGAAAGAAAGCTTCTGCTGTAAAGAATTACAAGAAAGGATATTACGGAGCATAATGGGATTTAAACTAGGAACAAATAGAGGATTAGAAGCTACAGGCGGCGAAATTAAAACAAAAATGCGTTTTGGTAAACAAGCTGGAGATATAGGTTCTGTACCTGGTACACCTGTTATAAGAGTACCGTTAGAAGAAGGTATAATGGGTGAAGCTAATATGGATGGATCTATTTATGTTAACGAAAATATTATACCTGGTAGTTACGAAGACAAACAGGTGATAAACCACGAAATGAGACATGCTACTGATATGAAAATTGGTAAGTTAGCTTATGATGATAATAGTGTCACTTATAACGGCGAGACTTTTCCTAGAATGGATATAGATGGTGTAGACTCTATACTAGTAGATGGAAAATGGAAGGAAGCTGGAGATACTGGTTTTCCTTGGGAGAATGATGCTAATAACGGGATAGAATAATATGTGGAGCTTATTTAAAGATAAAAACGAAATAAACGAAAAGAACGTGGTTGGTTTTATATCATTTGTAGTAATGTGTTTGTTTGCTATAGCTGATTTAGTAACTAGCTTTATATTTGTAGGTGAAGAAGCCTATTTAGTAATTAACGAAGTAATATACAATTCATTTGTGTGGGTAACATTAGGGTGTTTTGGTATTAGTTCGTTTGAAAAAGTAAAAACAAAATAATATGTTAGGTAAACTATTTTCCGGTGGAGCAGCTGATTTAGTAAAAAGCGTGGGCGGTGTAATAGACAACCTACATACATCTAAAGAAGAAAAAATGGCTGCTGAGCTTAAAATCAAGCAACTTATAAGTGACTATGAAGTAGAGATGGAGAAGAATATAACTTCTCGTTGGGAGGCAGATTTAAAATCAGATTCATGGCTTAGCAAGAATGTTAGACCAATGGTCTTGATATTTTTAATAGTATGCACCATGCTATTAATATTTATTGATGCTGGTGCAATAAAATTTAACGTAAAAGATTCTTATGTAGATCTTTTACAATTAGTATTAATAACTGTGATCGGCGCATATTTTGGTGGACGATCATTAGAAAAAGTAAAAAAATAAAATTATGGGAAATAATTCAACAGAAGTAGCTTATGGTTTTGGCCAAATGGGCTCTATATTCACTAACGCTAATACACAAGTGGTAGCTCCAGACGATAAGGTTATAGTAGCTATTCAATTTCTAGCAGACACAACTTTTGATGAGTTATCACCAGAAGGAGGTACTTCTGCGCTAGGTGGTATATGTGTTGGGGATGCTACCGACGAAAAAGGTGCTGGTTTAGAAGTAGCTGCTGCTAGTGGTAGTACTGGTGGTATAATGAATGACGGTGCTAGTGGTGGTCAGATTATTAACGCTGCTGGTGACTCAAATTTAACAGTATTTCCAAAAGGAATGGTATTATATGGTAGATGGAAATCATTTACTATAGATGCTGATGCTGATGGAGGTGTAATAGCTTATTTAGGATACTAATGGCACCTTTAGGTTTTCCTGTTACATTAGTAGGTGGTATTGGTGATTTAGGTGGTGTAGTACTTTCTGAAATGAATGATGTTTGCTTTTGGCAAGACATGGGTAGCTGTGAGCTAGCACCGAAAGCATTAGGAACGGTACTTGATCTAACTAACGACGTTTGGGATTTAGTTACTGTTGATGGGGAGGATAATCATTACACATTAGAAGATCCTAGCGGTCTGGCTTCTTCATGTTTCTGGGATTTAGACGGAAACACGGACGAATGCCGACCAAACGATGCATCTATTGTTAGATGTACTTAAAATAAAATATAAACAAAAAAATAAAACATGGCAACACCAAAATTAGTACCTAGAGCAAATGGTGAAGGAGGTTTAGGAGCCGCGGCTTTAGGTTGGGGACCAGTGTTTGTAACAGACACAACGACAAGTAGTGCAACAACCGGAGGTAAATTAACATTAACAGCAAACGATGGCGCTGCAATGGATAACAACCACAGGTTAGGTGTAGTAGAATTTAACGGAGCTACAGATGCGAGTAATAGCCTTGGTAAAGGAGCTCGTATTCAAGCAATATGTAGAGACGCTTGGGATGGGTCGAACAACGACGCAGATTTAGAGTTTTACACAACCAACGGAACAAATCCCAATCAAAACGTGTTAACACTAAACGCTGACATGGAAGCTGTTTTTTCGACTAAAGCACTCATTAGTGCAGCGGGAGTTACTGCTGTTAACAAAAGAACCTTATGGGTTCCTATCGCTAATATGGTTCCAGCAGGCACAAATGGAGCTGATGAAGAATCGGTAGAATATCATGCAACGGACGCTGGTACTCTTAAAAAATTAAAATACGACAAAACCACAACAGAATTTGCTGATTTTTCTTTAGTAATGCCAGAGCAATGGGATGGTGGAACTATGAAAGTAAAGTTTTATTGGAGTTCAGCCACTAGTGGTGGTGGTACCGTGTGGAGAATAAAATCTCGTGGTATTGGAGATGGAGAAAGCTTTACTGGTTGGGGAACACCAGTTACTTCAACTGACACTTCAACTGGAGCTAACGCGTTAAATATATCTCCAGCAACAGCAGCGATGACTGTTGCAAATAGATCTGATAATACCGCGCTATTATTTTTTAGAATAGAAAGAGTAGTTGGTGATGCTTCTGATGACCATAATGACGACACTAGATTAATTGGTGTAAACATAGAGTACACGGAACAAATAGAAGCTCACACGGCATTCTAATATCAAATGGTATTAGGTTTAAATAACAATATAATTAGTGGAAGTACCTTAGATAGTGGATACGTGAATCAATATAGTTTACAACTAGACGGTGTTGGGGATGGACTTTTAGTTGACAGAACCTCTGCTCTACGTTGTGAAGATACAAATTCTTTCACAATGGGAGGTTGGGTTGGTAATGAATACGGTTGGTCTACAAATAGTGTTAATGATTTTATTATAACTTCCAATCATGGTGGTGGATTTGGTATTGGAGTATATGCCAACAGGAAAGTTAGAGCGCAAGTTGATTTAAATGATGGTTCTGGTGGGTCAAATCAAGACATGACAATTAGTACTAATTTTGATTCACATCAATTTGGCTATAATTCTGGTACAAACACAGGTTACAGTACGGGTGATGGTGGTTATCAATTTATTGTAATGACTCTTGACACTACGTCTGGCACTGGAGTTTTTAGTTTATATGTTGGTGGTGGTGGTTTAGGTACAACTGTAAGCAAATCTAACGACATACATTTGGTAGGTACTGACACCGCAACTTCAGGTAATGATACTATAAATTATGCTTATACTGGGTGGGGTCTTGATAGAGATATAAGTATTGGTTATAAAGATCAAGGTTCCAGTACGCCAATTCAGCATATGACAGGTTTTATAGACGAAGCTTTTATAATGAATACCGCATTATCTATCGGTCAACTGAGAACAGTTTATAACAATGGTGCTGGAATTGATATGACTAAAGCTAGCGGGGCTTTAGCGGGTGGAGCTGCTTATGATCCAGGCTCTAACTTAGTTGGATTATGGAGAATGGACGAAGGCACTGGAACAACAGTAGAAGATTCAAGTGGTAACAATCACACTGCTACTCTGCAAGGTGATCCAACTTGGTCTACAACAGTGAGACAAGCTATTTAATATTATAAAGTATGCAAGAAGAGAAAAAGTACGTAATAGTAAATATAGAAGATAGTAATAACATAGATTTTACACAAACGTCTTATGTTGACGCTGATCACTGCAGGTTTAATTATGGCGCTACAAAATTTATAGTACCATTTAGAGGTGATAAACCTGAAACTCTATCTGCTTACCAGGAATACACTGGAGACGAAATAAGAGCATTAGTTCACTCGGAAACAAATGAATGGTATATACCAAGCGCTGAGGTAGAGAACGGTAGTTGGTACGATTCAGTAAAAGATAAAATAAGGATATACAATCCATTTAAGGATTGGTTTTAACAATAATTAAATTAACTTAAATTAAATAAAAAAATGGCAAAAAACACAAGTAAAAAAATTAAAGAACTTAGAGGCGTTAAACCTGAGAAAGTAACTGATGAGCAATTAAAAAAAGTTCAAGAAGTAATTAACGAGATAAATAGGTCTCAAATGGATATTGGTCAAATGGAGGTTAGAAAACACGCTATAACACACCATATAACAAAGCTACAAGAAGATGTTAATGTGATCAGAGATGAGTTTGAAAAAGAATATGGTACAGCTGACGTTAATATTCAGGATGGTACAATAAACTACGAAGAAAATGTCGAAGCTGATAAGAAAGATTAGTATTGGTAAAGACTACAAAAACGACGCTATGCACTATGCCGTGGGGCAAGAAGTGTATGGTGGTCATACTATCTGCGATATTATAGAGGAAGATGAAAAGTATTCTATTTATATTAAAAAGAATAAAGACGTATTACCTTGGAAGGATTTTAACAAGAATATGGCTGTATCTGTAGAGTATAATTTACAATACTAATGAAGAGTGTTTACGACTTCGTTGTAAAGCCAAAAGGGGATAGGTATAACAATACTAAAAAATTAGATGGTGGAGAGTTAATTCTTAACACAGAAATTTTCAATCATCAATATGTCAATAGAGAAGCAATTGTAATATCAACCCCTATACTTGGTGATACAGATATAAAAGCCGGAGATACAGTTTTAGTGCATCACAATGTATTTCGTAGATGGCATAACATAAAGGGTGTTGAGAAAAATAGTAAGGCTTATTTCGATAAAGATACTTATTTCATAAACCACGATCAAATTTTTTTATATAAAAGAAATGAAGAATGGATAGCTCCAAAAGGTTATTGTTTTGTAAAACCTTTAAAAGCAATCGATCAATTTAATATTGAATCTGAAAAACCTTTACAAGGTATCGTTAAGTATTCAGACGGTACAGTTGAAGTTAATGACTTGGTTGGTTTTAGACCAAGTAGTGAATATGAGTTTGTCGTTGATGGCGAAAGACTATATCGAGTTTTATCTAATTTTATTACAATCAAATATGAATATCAAGGAGACGAAGAAGAATATAATCCAAGCTGGGCACAAAGCAGTTGAAGAGCTGATTAAAGTAGCAAAGGAAGCAATCGTTGATTCAGACGATGATATATCAGCAGATAGACTTAAGAATGCAGCAGCCACTAAAAAACTAGCTATATTTGACGCATTCGAAATACTTAATAGAATCCAAGAAGAAGAGAACATACTCGAGGGAAAAACACCTGAAGAGGCAAAGGAAAAGACTTTTAAGGGATTCGCGGAAAGTAGATCTAAGTAATGTACAATCAAAGTTTAGTTAAAACAGTTGAGCCTATTAAAAAAACTACTATTAGTAGGCTTAATAAAGGTAAGAAATGGAAATACGGCTACGATAAAGAACATGATATTGTAATATTATCTAGAACAGGTCAAATAGGTGAGATAATAGAAATACAAGGACTAGTTATTGCGCTACCAAAAACTCCTAAAGAAGTATATAAAAATGCTAAGAACAAATGGGTGAAATTCGAGTACCCCAAGGAGTTACAAAGAATTAAAAATATATTCGATTGGAGAAACTATCCGGAAAGCAGTAAAGAAAAATGGTACGATTATATAGACGAAGAATTTAAAAGAAGGGAAGAGGGGTTTTGGTTTGTGAATAATGGTAAACCAACCTGGATAACAGGTACGCAATACATGTACTTGCAATGGAGTAAAATTGATGTAGGTGCTCCAGATTTTAGAGAAGCAAACAGATTGTTTTTTATATTCTGGGAAGCTTGCAAAGCAGATAAAAGATGTTATGGTATGTGCTATCTAAAGAATAGACGTTCTGGATTTTCTTTTATGTCGTCTGCAGAAACGGTTAATTTAGCCACTCTTGCAAGTGATAGTAGATTTGGTATACTATCCAAAACAGGTAGTGATGCAAAAAAGATGTTCACGGATAAGGTTGTTCCTATATCAATTAATTATCCATTCTTTTTTAAACCTATCCAAGATGGTATGGATCGTCCTAAATCTGAACTTGCATATAGAGTACCTGCTAGTAAGTTTACAAGAAAAAAGATGTCAGCCACAGATGGTATGGAGGATATTGAAGGTTTAGATACAACGATTGACTGGAAAAATACTGGAGATAATAGCTATGATGGTGAAAAACTAGCTTTATTAGTTCATGATGAAAGTGGGAAATGGGAGAGACCCGATAATATTTTAAATAACTGGAGAGTCACAAAAACATGTTTACGATTAGGTAGTAAAATTATTGGTAAATGTATGATGGGCTCAACTTCAAATGCTTTAGATAAAGGTGGAGAAAACTTTAAAAAACTATACAACGCATCAGATGTCACTAAAAGAAATAGAAATGGCCAGACAAAATCTGGTTTATACTCTTTGTTTATCCCAATGGAATGGAACTACGAAGGATTTATTGATGAGTACGGAATTCCAGTATTCACTACTCCTGACGCAGATGTGCTTGCCCCGGATGGCGAATTAATAGATATAGGCGTAATAGATAGTTGGCAAAATGAAGTTGATGGTTTAAAAGATGATCAAGACGCTTTAAACGAATTTTACCGTCAATTCCCAAGAACAACTGAACATGCTTTTAGAGATGAAACTAAAAACTCTATCTTTAATCTTGTTAAGATATACGAACAGATAGATTATAATGAGGAGTTAGGTAGAACGCTAGGTGTAACAACTGGTAATTTTCAATGGGTTAATGGTGTAAAAGATTCACAGGTAATATTCTATCCAGACCCAAAAGGTAGATTTAAAGTTAGTTGGGTTCCACCTCAGCAATTACAAAATAGAGTGATACTTAAAAATGGTATTAAATACCCTGGTAACGAACACATGGGAGCGTTCGGTTGTGATTCATATGATATATCAGGAACTGTAGATGGACAAGGATCAAAAGGAGCGCTGCATGGCTTAACTAGATTTAGTATGGAAGATGCTCCTGCTAATAGCTTCTTTTTAGAATACCTATCAAGACCACCTACGGCTGAAATATTCTTTGAAGATGTGTTAATGGGACTAGTGTTTTATGGTATGCCAATACTCGCGGAGAATAATAAACCTAGATTACTGTACTATTTAAGAAGAAGAGGTTATAGAGGTTTTTCTATGAATAGACCAGATAAAGTCTGGAACAAACTTTCTGTAGCAGAAAGAGAGATAGGTGGAATACCTAATTCATCTGAAGATATTAAACAAGCTCATGCCGCTGCAATTGAGATGTATATACAAGATCATGTGGGCATGAAGCAAGATGGAACATTTGGAGATTTATATTTTAACGAACTATTAAATGATTGGAGTAAGTTTGATATAAACAAAAGAACAAAGCATGATGCGTCTATAAGTTCAGGTTTAGCTATTATGGCTAACAACAGACATTTATATAGACCTAATGCTGAGGTTAAAAAACCTCAATTAAATATAAACATTTCCAAGTATAGTAATACTGGAACAAATTCACAAATAATAAAATAATATGGCAGAGTCTGGCATGAAAAGTTATTTTCCTAATCAAACAGTTAGTGACGCTGAAAAGCTAAGTTATGACTATGGTTTAAAAGTAGGTAAAGCTATAGAGCAAGAATGGTTTAATGACAACAGAAGTCTTAATAAATATAAAACTAACCACAATGATTTCCATAATTTAAGATTATACGCTAGAGGCGAACAATCTATTCAAAAGTATAAGGATGAGTTATCTATAAACGGTGATTTGTCCTATTTAAATTTAGACTGGAAGCCAATTCCTATTATTTCTAAGTTTGTAGATATAGTTGTAAATGGTATAGCTGAAAGAACATATGATATAAAGGCTTTTTCACAATCTCCAAATGGTGTTGAAAAAAGAACCAAGTATATGGAGGCTATATTAAGTGACATGGAGATGAGAGAATTTAACCAAGAGGTTGAATCTAGGTTTGATGTTAATATGAAGGAAACAAATATAGCCAACGAAGATCTACCAGAATCTAATGAAGAGCTAGGTATACATATGCAGCTTAATTATAAGCAATCTGTTGAACTAGCTGAAGAACAAGCTTTGAGTGTACTTTTTGAAGGTAATAAATACGAACTAACAAAGAAAAGATTTTATTATGATCTAACGGTTCTAGGTATAGGTGCTGTAAAAACTTCTTTTAATACATCTGAAGGTGTAACTATTGATTATGTTGATCCTGCTAATTTAGTTTACTCTTATAGTGACTCACCTTATTTTGATGACATATATTATGTTGGTGAAGTAAAAACTATCCCGGTAAATGAGTTAGCAAAAGAATTCCCACACTTAACAGAGAGTGATTTAGAAGATATAATGAAAAATAAATCTTATAATAGATCCAATTATAACTCTAGACACACTGAAGATAAAGAAGATAATAACACTATTCAAGTTTTATATTTTAATTATAAAACTTATATGAATGAAGTTTATAAGGTGAAAGAAACAGCTACAGGTGCTGACAAACTTATACCTAAAGACGATTCGTTTAATCCACCTAGTGATATGGAAGGTGGTTATAGTAGAATGCTAAGATCTGTAGAGTGTTTGTACGACGGAGTTATGATTGTTGGTACTAACAAGTTGCTTAAATGGGAGATGTCTAAAAATATGATGCGTCCTAAAAGTGATTTTACTAAAGTAAAGATGAATTACGCTATCTGTGCACCAAGAATGTATGATGGTAGAATTGATTCATTAGTAAAGCGTATTACTGGTTTTGCTGATATGATTCAGTTGACACATTTAAAATTACAACAAGTATTATCTAGAATGGTTCCAGATGGTGTTTATTTAGATGCTGATGGTTTAGCAGAGGTTGATTTAGGTAATGGTACTAATTACAATCCACAAGAAGCTTTGAACATGTTCTTCCAAACGGGTTCCGTTATAGGTAGATCATTTACAAGTGAGGGAGATTTAAATCCTGGTAAGGTTCCAATCCAAGAAATCACATCAGGTTCTGGTGGAAATAAAATGCAAGCTTTAATTGGTAATTATAACTATTACCTACAAATGATAAGAGATGTGACTGGGTTGAACGAGGCTAGAGACGGTAGTATGCCAGATAAAAACGCTTTAGTAGGCGTTCAAAAACTAGCGGCAGCAAATTCTAATACAGCAACTAGACACATATTGCAAGCTGGTTTATTTTTAACAGCCGAAACAGCAGAGTGTTTGTCTCTTAGAATATCTGATATTATAGAATACTCACCGACAAAAGAAGCTTTTATACAAGCAATAGGCGCTCACAATGTTGCTACGCTAGAAGAGATGTCTGAGTTACATTTATATGATTTTGGTATATTTATAGAATTACAACCAGATGAAGAAGAAAAAGCTGTATTAGAAAACAATATACAAATGGCTCTTCAACAACAAAACATAGAGTTAGAAGATGCTATTGATCTTAGAGAGATACGTAATATAAAATTAGCAAATCAATTGTTAAAAATACGTAGAAAAAGAAAACAAAATAGGGATAGGCAAATGCAAATGGAAAATATCCAAGCGCAAACACAATCCAACGCTGAAGCTGCGCAAGCAGCCGCTCAAGCTGAAGTTCAAAAGAACCAAGCTTTAAATGCTGGTAAAGCGGAGTTATTGCAAGTTGAAGCTCAAATTGATGCTCAAAAAATGGCTCAAGAAGTTGAAATGAAAAAACAACTAATGGCTTTAGAGTTCCAATATAACATGCAATTGAAAGGAATTGAAGTTGATGGTTTAAAACAAAGAGAAAAAGAAAAAGAAGATCGTAAAGACGAAAGAACGAAGATACAAGCTACGCAACAATCAGAAATGATTGAACAAAGAAATAGTGGAAAACCACCTAAAAACTTTGAGTCCACAGGTAATGATATACTAGGTGGGGGATTTAATTTAGGTGCATTTGACCCTAGTTAAAATTATTAATTATTATTATATTATATTATGGAAGAAAAAGATGAAAATGTAGTCGAAGAGACTGCGCAAGAAACGACTGAACAAGTCGATGAGAGTAAATTTGAGTCTGCTGGAGACGACAGTGTTATAAAAGTAGATTTAAACAAACCACCAACACCAAAAGAAGAAAAAAATGAAGTTAAAGAAGATAACGCTGACGACAGCGGAGTGGTTGCAGAGTCTGAAAATGCCGAGCCCACAGAAAAACAAGAAGAAGTACAACCGGAAGCAGAAGCACAAGAAGCTCCAGTATTAGAAGAAATTACTGAAGATTCTACTGAAGAGGAGGTTGCTGAAGCAGAAGAGCAAATAGAAGAAGCTGTGGCTGAAGCTGAAGCTACTGGAAAACCATTACCAGAAAATATCCAAAAGCTAATGGACTTTATGGAAGAAACTGGTGGAGATTTAAGTGACTACGTTAAGCTTAACCAAGATTATTCAAAATTAGACGATCAAAATCTATTGTATGAGTACTACAAGCAAACAAAACCTCATTTAAATAATGAAGAAATTAACTTCCTTATGGAAGATTCGTTCTCTTACGACGAAGAAGTCGATGAAGAAAGAGATATACGAAGAAAAAAATTAGCGCTAAAAGAGCAAGTTGCCAGCGCTAGAGCCCATCTGGACGGGCAAAAGTCCAAATACTATAATGAAATCAAAGCTGGATCGAAACTCACTAATGAGCAACAAAAAGCGGTTGATTTCTTTAATAGATATAACAAGGAGTCAGAAGCAACTCAAAAAACAGTTAAAAAGAACTCTGACATTTTTACACAAAAAACTAATCAAGTTTTTAACGACAAGTTCAAAGGTTTTGAATATAATGTCGGTGATAAAAAATACAGGTTTAATGTAAACAATGCTGAAGAGGTTAAAAACACTCAGAGCGATATAAGCAATTTCACCAAAAAGTTTTTGGATAAGAATTCTGCTTTAACAGACGCTAAGGGTTATCATAAATCTCTATACACAGCAATGAATGCGGATGCTGTTGCAAAACACTTTTATGAACAAGGAAAAGCTGATGCTATGAAAGATAGCGTTGCTAAAGCCAAAAATGTTAATATGAATCCAAGACAAAGTCATGGAAAAATTGAAGCTGGTGGTTTAAAGTTCAAAGTGCTAGGTGATAATTCTTCTGATTTTAAGTTTAAAATTAAAAACAAAAACAAATAACAAATTTAAAATTATTACAAAATGGCAATTACAAGCAATTACACGCCTACTCCTGCTCCGATAAAGCAGACGTTAGCTTCAGCTTACCTAGACTTTACAGGTGGCTCAAGTACTGACTGGGCAAGACAATATGTTCCGGACTTGATGGAGCAAGAAGCTGAAGTTTTTGGAAACAGAACTATTTCAGGTTTCTTATCACAAGTTGGGGCTGAAGAATCTATGACTGCTGACCAAGTTGTTTGGTCTGAGCAATCAAGATTACACTTATCATACGAGGGTACTACAGGTGATACTGGTACGACATTAACAATTACTAAAGATGCTGACGGAGCAGTTCCTGGCACAGATGTATATTCTACAAAAGATCACGGTGTTAGAGCTGGTGATATGTTATTAGTGGCTAACGCTTCTGTAACATTAAAATGTTTTGTACTTTCTGTACACGCAAGCACTGGTGTTATAACTGTTGATGTATATGATAGAGCAAACATGACTTCTTCTTCTGGTATCGCAGATTCACAAACTGTTAAAATCCTAGTTTTTGGTTCTGAATACGCAAAAGGAGCTGTTGGTAGAGACGCTACAAACAAAGCGATGTTTAAGTCTTATGACAACAAACCAATTATTATAAAAGACAAGTATGATATCTCAGGATCTGATGCTTCTCAAATTGGTTGGGTTGAGGTTTCTGGTGAAGCTGGTCAATCAGGTTACTTATGGTACTTAAAATCATCTGGTGATACTAGATCTCGTTTCACTGATTATATTGAAATGGCAATGGTTGAATCTCAAAAAGCTTCTGTTACTATTACAGCAACTCAAACTAATGCCACTGGTACTATAGCTGGTACTGAAGGTTTATTCGCAGCTATTGAAACTAGAGGTAACGAAACTACTGGTATTACTGGTGTTAACGCTGCCACTGATTTAGCTGAGTTTGATTTAATGTTAGCTGAATTAGACAAGAATGGAGCGATTGAAGAAAACATGATGTTTGTTAATAGAAATACTGCTTTAGCTATTGACGATATGTTAGCTTCTATGAATTCTTACGGAGCTGGTGGTACTTCTTACGGAGTATTTGACAACTCAGAAGATATGGCATTAAACTTAGGTTTCTCTGGTTTCAGACGTGGATCTTACGATTTCTACAAGTCAGACTGGAAGTACTTAAACGATTTAGCTACTAGAGGTTTAATAAACGCTCAAGATACAGTTAACGCTATTAGAGGAGTTATGATCCCAGCTGGTGTATCTTCTGTTTATGACCAAAATTTAGGTAAAAATCTTAAACGTCCATTCTTACACGTTAGATATAGAGCTTCACAAACTGATGACAGAAAGTTTAAAAACTGGGTTACTGGTTCTGTTGGTGCTACTACGTCTGATTTAGACGCGATGGAAGTACACTATTTATCTGAAAGATGTTTAGTTGTTCAAGGAGCAAACAATTTCTTCTTAATGAACTAATCAATTATTTTAAAAGAGGGTGGAGCTTAGTCTCCACTCCCTTTTATTTTTATTAATTTTATTATATATTATATTATGGAAAACAAAGAAATGGAGATTGAAACTCCTAAAAAAGATACATGGGAAATAAAAGATCGTCAGTATTATCTAACAGGTAATAGATCCCCTTTAAGTAAATCAATTAGATCATCAAATATATTTTGGTTTGATGAAGAAAAAGGTTACGAAAGAGAACTAAAATATACGTCAAACCAAAGAACCTGTTTTGTTGATGAAATGGTAGGCGAACAAAGATTAGAACATATTGTTTTTCGAAACGGAGCTTTAATGGTACCAAAAGAAAAAACTATTTTACAAAAACTTTTATCTTTATACCACCCGCATAGAAAAACTTTATTTTTTGAAAGCAAACCAGCTCAAGTAGCAGCTAGTCAAGTTGAGACTATTGAGATGGAAATAGAAGCATTAAACGCAGCGCAAAACTTAGATATAGATATGGCTGAAGCGGTTATGCGTGTAGAATTAGGTTCTAAAGTATCAGAGATGAGTTCTAAGGAACTTAAAAGAGATTTACTATTATATGCTAAGAGAAATCCAGCATTATTCTTAGAATTAGTAAATGATGAAAATGTTGTTTTAAGAAACTTTGGTATTAAAGCAACTGAAATGGGGATAATTAAATTATCTTCTGATCAAAGAACTTTTTCATGGGGTTCTAACGATAGAAAGTTAATGAATGTTCCTTTTGATGAACACCCTTATTCAGCTTTAGCCGCTTGGTTTAAAACTGACGAAGGAATGGAGATTTACTCCAATATTGAAAAAAGATTAAAATAATAATCACTTGTAGATGCAGTCGCTCTACGGGGCGATTGCAAATACAAATAAAAAGAAATTATGGCGATAAGTGTAGATAGAGTATATCAAAAAGTTTTAGCAATAGCTAATAAAGAACAGAGGGGTTACATAACACCTCAGGAGTTCAACTTATTTGCCGACCAAGCTCAAATGGCTATTTTTGAGCAATACTTTTATGATTTAGAACAAAGACAAAGAGGTCCTGGTAATAGTTTTGATTATGCAGATATTGTTTCTAATATAGAGGAAAAAATAAGTCTTTTTGATGTACACGACACAAGTATTGGAGCAAGTGTTAGTGGAGAGTTTACATTACAAAATTTAGGTAATACTTGGTGGAGATTGGGCTCTGTAAAAGTATTACATGTAAACCCTGCTGCTGTTGGTTTTGCAAATATTAATAAATACCGTGAAGCAGAACAAGTTCAACAAAAAGAAATAAATAAGTATTTAGATTCTTACCTTACAAATAGATTTGGAGGACCATATTACACGAGATATAGAAACTCGATAGGCGTACCTATGATACGTGTTTTTCCAAATGATGTGTCTGAAGTGTTGGTTAGTTACATAAGAAAACCACATCCGCCAAATTGGACGTATGTTATTGTAGATGGTGAAAACGCATCGTTCAATTCGGCTGGTGGAGCTGTAGATTTTGAGTTACATGATTCTGAAGAAAACGAACTAGTTGTTAAAATATTACAGCTAGCTGGTATTACTATTAAAAACCCAGAGTTGGTCCAAGCCGCGACGCAAGAAGAAATAAAAAATATTCAACAAGAAAAACAATAAATAAATGGGATACTTAAGTACTTATAACGCGTCGGATTTTGGAAGTTATCAGTTCACTTCTTTAGAAAACATTATAACGCAATTTCAAATAGCTTATGTTGGGGAAAATAAATTAATACCTAAATTAAAAAAAGCAGACGTTTCTTTTCACGCAATGAGAGCCTTGCAAGAATTATCATTTGATACATTTAAATCCTGTAAGTCACGGGAAATTACAGTTGGTAATTCATTGCAAATGATGCTTCCAGAAGATTATGTTAACTATGTAAAGCTAACTTGGAGTGATTCTGCTGGTATTGAACATATATTATATCCAGCTACAAAAACTTCAAACCCTACACCTCAGCAAGAATTTGTGTATTCAGATGCAGTTGTGCCTTATGGATTGAGTTTTGATGGCGATGATGATTTCTTATCCATCACGTATAATTTTACTAGTGTTTTTAGAGGTTCATTTACTATCTCTTTCTGGGTAAAAGCACAGAATGGACAAGGTTCCGGAAATCAATATTTTATGGGTTCGGGTGAAACAACTGTCATTAACTCAGACATGTTTCGCTTCTATATCGATTCGACTGGTAAAATTAATTTCCTAATGACTGCTAATATACAAAGAGATATTGGCGCTAACAGCGCAGATTACCTCACACTAAGCACCACGAACCCGGTGTTTGATGCTGGAGTTAATGACTGGAAACATGTTGTTTTCACTGCGGAGCGTACTGGCACAGGTGCAACTCTTGCTATGGTTACCGCAAAGATTTACGTAAATGGAAGCCTAGCAAGTGACTCTCAATCTGGAGCAGTGGGCCAACTGCTAGAAAGTTCCCAATTGAGTTTCATTGCTACTTCTCCAATGTATATCGGGGCATATAACCATACACTTGGAGCTAGTCAACATTTTAATGGTGATATGGATGAATTTGCTGTTTGGAACACGGCTTTGAGTGCTAGTGAAATAAGTACTGTATATAACAGCGGTTCGCCTTTCGCATTAGAAACTGACATTAGTGGATATAGTAAGTCTTCAAATTTAGAAGTGTATTATAAATTTAACGAAGGATCAGGTATTAACGTTGGGGATAGCTCTGGAAATAGTAGAGATGGAACTATTTCTGCTGGTGGCGCGCCTACTTGGATAGGTGGGCTTAGCAGTTCGTTAGTTGACGGTTCATCAATCCTTCTTAATACTGAGTCTAAAACATGGCAAAACTATAAATCTACAACTCCATCTGAAAATAATAATAACGATTACGAAGACGATACTTATTGGCGTGTGAATGGAGAAAGATATGGATTAGATCCGCAGCACGCACAAGTAAATGGTTCCTATTATATAGATTGTGCTTCAGGCGCAATACATTTTAGCTCAAATTTATCTGGAAAAATTGTAATATTAAAATATATAAGTGATGGTATTGGTACGGATCGAGAGATGGTGGTACATAAGTTTGCAGAAGAAGCAATGTACAAATATATAATCCACGCTATAATGTCTACTTCTTCTTACGGCCAAGCTTTAGTTCCTAGATTAACAAAAGAAAAGTTTGCTGCAATTAGAAAAGCAAAATTAAGATTATCAAATATTAAATTAGAAGAAATAACTCAAATATTAAGAGGCAAGTCTAAGCAAATAAAACACTAATTAAATGCCGGAAATTAAAAACAACTTTACAGGGGGGAAGATGAATAAAGACCTCGACGAGAGGTTAATGCCCAAGGGTCAATATAGAGACGCGATGAATGTAGAGGTTTCTACTTCTGAAGGTTCAAACGTTGGTACTTTACAAAATATATTAGGTAATACTAGAGTTGATGTTACTGATACTTTTACCGGTGTCCCTTCTGGTTTTAAGTGTGTTGGAAGTATAGCTGATGAAAAATCAAATAAATTATATTGGTTTGTTAGTAGTTATGAAAAAGATGCAATTTTAGAATACAATCCACAAACAAAGGAAACAATACCAGTTTTTGTTGATTTAAACGCTTGGAACTCTAAAGCGGCTTTAAAATTTGCTGGTGAAATAATTACTGGAATAAATATAATTGATGATTTATTACTTTGGACCGATAATGATAGTGAGCCAAAAAAAATAAACATAGAAGAGTGCAAAAAAGGTACTGTTGATTTTAATAGCCATACACAGTTAGAATTTGAACGTGGTAGTTTCAACGGTATGACACTAGAGCTTTTAAGTCCAAGTAATTCTGCGAACACGTTTGACTTTGCAATTAGCAAACCAAAAAAAGGACTTTATTTTTGGTATGAAAAAAAGCAATTAGAAAAACTATTACAACAAGATATTGTAGATGGTTTGGTTACTAATATTAGACACTATAGAAATGGAGAATATATAGGTTTAAAACAAGTAAGAATTTTTGATAATCATAGAGGAATGCATGTTAGGTTGTCTTACCGTATTAGCGACGGTGGTTGGGACCCCGATAATATTGCCACTGAAATTGGTCAAATACCAGCAGAAGAAGATTGGCACGAAGGAGACATTATTTTTGGTGAAAATATAACGTTAGATATGGAAGAACGTCATATTACGGTTATAAAACCAAAACCTTTAAAAGCACCTGCGGTAAAAATAAACCATACCCAGCCATCAGAAAACACAAATAATATTCCTAACTTATTCGAAACAACCTTCCCAAGATTTTCTTATAGATACAAGTATAGAGATGGTGAGTTTTCTACATTTGCACCTTTCACCGAACCTGTATTTAATCCTAAATTTCCAAAAGATACAAACACAACTTCTACTGGAAACGTTTTTTACAATAAAGATAATGCTTACACTACAGAAGAACCGTATAATAAAGCTATGGAAAATTCTATTCATTCAATAGAATTAACTGATTTTATTACAGAACAAACGCCAGAGGATGTTGTGGAAATTGATATATTATATAAGCAAGAAAACTCTAGTATTATATACTCTGTAGGAACTATAAGACATGCAGATAGCGCATGGCACGCTTCAAGTAATCACGAGGGGCTTGGTCACGATTTGGGAATAGGTGAAACAGGCACAACATTTGGATATGCTGCTACTGGTAGTTATAATAAAGGAAAATATACTGTAACAACAGAAAATATTTATGCTGCACTACCAGAAAATCAATTGCTTAGACCTTGGGATAATGTTCCAAGAAGAGCTTTAGCACAAGAGGTAACTGGCAATAGAGTTGTTTATGGTAATTACTTACAGAATTACGATATAGGCTTGTTAAAACCTGAAGTTCAGGTTGCTTATAGTGATAGGAATAGTTTAATTGGAAGTTTTACTACACAAGGTTTACCTTCTGTAAAATCTCAAAGAAACTACCAGGTAGGGGTTGTGTATTGCGATAAGTATGGTAGAGAAACTCCAGTATTCACATCTGATAAAGGAGCTATAAATATTCCTTGGGAAAAAAATGATGGTTTGAAAAATGCTAGTAGAAATCTTCAATTAAACCCAAGTGTTGCTACTAATTTCCCAGAATGGGTGGATTCATTAAAGTTTTTTGTAAAAGAAACTTCTAACCCATATTATAATCTAGCGATGGAAAGAGCTTGGGTTTCTAAAGCTACTTATGAACTTGACAATGAAGATGGTCATTTATGGATTTCGTTTCCATCATCTGATAGAAACAAAATTACAGAAGAAGATTATATAGTTCTAAAAAAGAAAATTGGAGTTGGAGAAGAACAAGTGGATTTTGAAAACAAATTTAAAGTTATTGATATAGCTAATGAAGCTCCTGACGCTATAAAATATCGACTAGTTAATTATGGTACAGTTTCAAATACTGATTCAAACGCAGCTGCTGTATCACAGCAACGTGTTGACGCGCTTTTTGATAATAATAACGAAAGAATAGACGTTGAAACAGACACTATAAGGATAGATAAAAGCGAGTGGGAAGACAACTTTAGCACGCCGCTTGAGCAAGGTATGGGTGTTAATACCACTATTTTTGACCCTAAAGATTTATATATTTCTTGGAGAAAACTTGGGACGGGATCTGGACTTGGTGTTTCTTCTAAAAAATACAGAATAACTGGCGGTACTATAAGTGCTTCTGATTATATAATGAAGTTATCTACACCGATAACTAGAATAGACGCTGATATAGCTCATTTAAATGGAGATTCTAGCACTGGAAATAGTGGTTTAGATCTTCACGATGATTTGGTTGTGCAGATAGAAAGAAAAGAACTTAAAGACGATGAAAATTTCTCTGGTTCGTTTTTCGTAAAAATATCTAAAAATCAAGTTACAAACTTCATTGAAGAAGGTTCTGATGTAAACATTAAAGATAATTATATTGTATCAGCAAAAAATAAAAGTTGGTATTGGCGAGATAATATAGCTTCTGTAACTGATATAACTATTTCATCAGCAACTGGATACGGCTTGTTTAATTATAATGGATTCGTTAGTACAATTACTTCGTTTGATTCAATACAACACACCCCTAACAATAGTATTGGTGATGTTGCTGGAGACACCAATAGTAACGGAGGTTTTATTGGTGTCACTGATTATGCCGCGGCTTGGGATGGTATATTGGGGGTATATGAACCAACGTTTTTTATCGATGGAATGCATATGGTGGCTGGACAAAGTGAAGCTAGTGATTATGCTAAATATTGTTGTGTGACTTGGGCTGGATCTACTAAAGTAGGGACAGAAAATACTTCTGGTTGGAGTTATCCCCCTCTTAAAACCTGGTTGACAGATTTTATTGATAGCGAAAACTACAATCCAAATCAAGAGATTGAAGTGCCTGGCGTTGGTGTGACAGGAAAATTCCACACAGCATTAAAAAACGCAGTGATAGATATATCTCCTTTAGTAGCTGAAAATGATGAATATAAATTTTACGACACTGATACTAGCGGACAAAGAGTTACCGGTTGGGTTGGGCAAGAGCAAAGCGTTAAGAGACTTCTTAGTTTAGGTAACACTATATTTGAAAATCATGTTAACGGTTTAGAAGGAATAGTTACTACAACTGAAGACCATTCCACAGGTCCTAGAAGATGGTTTAGTGGAATAACTGGAAACCCAACAGATCAAGGTGTTGGTGTTGATACTAATACGTATGCCAATGACGATGATGACATAGGTAGACATTTTATGCATTTATCGTTTTTTGCTCCTGGCCGAGATTTAGTGCCGGATACTTTCCCAGGTACCTTCACATTGTTTGGTAACGATTCTGTTGGAAATAATTTACAAGGAATATGGGGAGGTGGACATTTTACCGGTACGAAAAACAACGATACATTTGGAGTTGGTGGCAACACAACACTTCAGCATAGATCACTTTGTTTAGAGGGTAATAATGATTTAAATGATGGCGCTTGGTTACCAGAAACCCCTGGTCCAGGCGTTGGATTCGGTTATGATTTAGATTACAGGGATTTACACGAAAGACAATGGGACCCAACTTTTAACTCACAGACAGATCCCGAAAATAAAATACGAGATTTTATAAGAAATCTTCATGCTGGAGCCCAATTTAAATTTTCAACTGATCCAAATGATGAAATTTATACTATAAAAAAAGTAGTTGTAAAAAAATTATACAATCACACTTCTTGGAGAAAACCTTATAATAGATATAATGTAAATAATTCTATTGTTGGATCACCTAACGGAGGTTATGATATAGACAGAGCATATCAAGACGATGTTTATATAAGCGTTGAAGAAGCGGCTATTGAGTGGTTAGACACTTTAGATGATAATGGTGGTGGAGGAGATGCAGATAAAGAAACATTGTTAAAAAACAAAATAAAAGCTTTTGGTAGAGCTAGTAATAGAAGACTTTGTTACATAATAGAACTTGATAAAAATCCAACAGATCAAACTCATAATCCTTTAGCGTTAGCTGTATCTGCTGATTGGCAAGCTTCCGATTTTGCTAATATAGAATTTGTAGAACAAGTTCAGTCAGTTTTGCTTTCTGAATTAAATAAATTCCCAGCAATATGGGAGATTAGCCCTAAGAAACAACAAGTAGATTTAGATATATATTATGAGGCTAGTAATAACATACCGGTAAAACTTAATAGCACTACAAACGAGTTGTTCGCACCTATTGGGTGTAGGGTTGAAATACTCGACGGACCTGTTTCTGGGTCTTCTCGTTTAAAAGAATGGAAAGATGGTGCAACAGCTATATTTGAGCCTGGATTTCCTTTGTTAGCTGTTCCAGGTTCTTTAGAAGCAGATTACTCTGGCTCGTCTTTTAAATTTATTAGAGAAGATGGTAGCTTTACAATAGCACAAGCCGAAGAACAGGTTCTTAGTGGAGACGTAAATACAGTTGGATACAAGACGGAGTTTCTTTTTAGAGAAGATATCGGTGACAATGTACGTGTTGGATTACCTTATTATAATTGTTTTTCTTTTAATAATGGGTTAGAATCTAATAGAATTAAAGATGATTTTAATGAAATGTATATTGGAAATGGAGTTAAAGCATCATCAACAACACAGAAAACTTACGAAGAAGAACGTAGATCACATGGTTTAATATACTCTGGGTTGTATAACTCAAGCTCGGGAATAAACGATTTAAATCAGTTTATAATGGCTGAGAAAATCACTAAAGATTTAAACCCTACATATGGTAGTATTCAAAAATTATTTCAAAGAAGAATTAGTTTAATAGCTTTCTGCGAAGATAGAGTTGTAAGTATAACATCAAACAAAGATGCGTTATATAACGCTGATGGAAACCCACAGTTAGTATCAACAAACCTTGTTTTAGGTGATGTAAATCCGTTTGTAGGAGATTACGGTATATCTAAAAATCCAGAATCGTTCGCGTCGGAATCTTACAGGGCTTATTTCACTGATAAGCAGAGAGGTGCTGTTTTAAGATTATCAAAAGATGGTTTAACACCTATATCTGATGCCGGAATGCACGATTGGTTTAGAGATAATCTACTTAATTATAGTGCTCTAATAGGAACATATGATAGTTATAAACAAAATTATAACATAAGTCTTTCGCATGCTTTTGGGGAAAATATTATATACAATACTTATTTTGATTTAGGACAAGAGTCCACTAGTCAATTAAAAACCTTACTAAATTACGTTGCAAATCCAACTGTTACTAGTGGTACTAATTTACAGTATGGTTATGAAAGAAAAAACGTGTTAAATGACAGTGAGTTCGTTTGGGGACCACAAAATAGAGATCTGAATGCCGACGTAGTTGTTACTATGCATCCTGCTATCGCCACTGGAGAGCTTCAAGAATATGTTCCTCCTAGAGCTCCTGTAGCAGAAGTGTTAACAAATTTACCAACGCTTTTAGGTGGGTACACTGGTTCAGGATCGCAAATCACTGGTACTACCGCGGCTGATTTAATAACAGTTAACGGGCAATTAGGCGCGTACACAGTGCCAGATAACGCGGCGACAATTTTAGCGAATGATGTATACGATTATAATGGAAACATTATTAGCTCTGTGAGTGGTTTTGTTACCGATCCTAATAATCCAAATGCGGTTGGAGCATATACAGTCGCTGCTGTTGATGCGTCTGTAAGCGATGTAATAATACAACAAAACCAACAAAACTTTAATACACTCAACAGTGTAGGTGGTAGTGTTACTGGTGGCAACCCAGAAACTGACCTTCAAATCACTGGTTATACAGCGGTAACAAGTGCCACACAAACAAGCGCTACTCAAGTAACAACCACCCCTTATGATGAGGTTGGAGCTGTTGCAACACCTTTTGAAACAGCACAGTGGGACAATTACCCGAACAATCCAGTCGGAACAGATATTCTTAAAACAGTTGCTATTTCTAGTTACTCAGGAAATATTTGGGGTCAAGGCATAGCATCGACTAGTGATAACTATTTAGATCCTAATGTTTATTCTGTTCCTAGAAGAATAATAAGTGGAGTTACTATAAATGAAAATCAAATTAATTCATTGAACAATGGTAGTAGTCAATTTCCACTAGACTATGCAAATAATTATGATCCTTCAGTTGAAAAAGGTTATGGTAATAACAACGGTTATCCTGCTCAAAGCGCCAACCATCTTAATCAGTTTTCGCAAGCTATCACTAGGAGCTCGGTTAGTAAAAATATTGTTTTTGATAGAGCGCCTCACGCTAATACATATTTAGAGTTTAGAGCTATTGGGCATGATGGCGCTAGTCATTTCGATGACTATATAACTGATATTGGTTATGATAACGTGACTTATGCCAACTGGGAGGTAGCATACGCCGCTAACCCTGCTAATACACCTATGCCTGTTCGTCATAGATCTGTTTTTAATGGTCAAGAAATTCACGTTCAAGTGAGGTTAAAGGTTTATCAAAGTGGATTAGGTTATAACCAGATTGGTGGATATTTTAGCGGTCATAACAATGTAAAGCCTAGAATACAATTACTTGATGGGGTGGGCGGCATTATACCAAATAATAAGTTTTGTTCTCCAACCTTAGGACATTCATCAAATCCTATTACTGGTACGTTGAGTGATGAACAATTTTTATACGAGAAAGATAATCCTTTCCCTAACAATGGTTTATCTGAAGTTGCAAACGACCCAGGGACTTTTAATAAGTGGGAGTGGGATGGGCTGCAACTAGGAAATGGTAACGTGGGATCTACAGTTAATTGCAATTGTAAAGATATTAGACGTTATCAATCAAATAGTGCGGTTGCATTTTCTTCAACTGGTGATTATATTGGTTATACTGAAACTAACTCTGTAAATACTAGTTTACCGTGGCACAACACAACTGTTGGGTTTTCAGGAGGTTCATCTGTAAATATGAATAACGTGCCTCATATGTTTGATCAAACAGCTATTGTTACTGTTGGTGCTAGATGGAAGTTTAGAGATCCAGTACAGCAAAACGGTGACGGATCTCCTAAAGCAGGTATAACAAATATTATAGAGAAACAAGTAGTTAACGATCTTATAATTAGAATCTCAAACGGGGCGCCCGTGGCTAGTGACCCAACACATTATAATTATAATAATAGTTGGGGGGAAAAACCTCTTAGAAACGCGCTTTGGGAAGTGGAGCGTGTGCACGTGACAAGCCTTTATGAGCCATATAGAGCTTCTAGAACTGAAACGCTACAAGGATACATTGACTATACAGGCCCAACTCTTTATGAAAATTTTACCGCATACCAACCACCATCACAATTCGTAACATATATACCTGTATCAGGCTTTGAACAATACATCCCGCCTGAACCAGAAATTACAGAAATAAAAGAAGTGGAGGCGGTTCCACCTTTCCCAGTACCAGCTTGGGCAGAAGTACAGCACCAAACGTTTGGATGGACAATGCAAGGTCATGGTAATTACACTAATAGTTATTTTAGTAACTTAGGTACCAATCCTGGTCAATATGGACCTTCGTTTGGTGGAATGCAAATTATTGGGAAGAAAGCAGCTCCGGATCCTGCGGATTTACCAAGTAATCACCCTGATACCACGTACACCGTTCCTAACAACTGGGAATACAACTCTTGGAATCAAGACAATACAGTTAGCGGTGCGTCTGGAAATCCTAGTGGTAACTTTAATTGGCCTTATGTTAGTGGTGATGATAACAATCCTAACACGTATACTATTGATCAGCATTTGTTTGTCCACACGCCTTTAGATAGTAATGGAGACAAAAGTGCTGTTTATATTAAATTTGATATAACTGCTGACTCATGGGTAGCTGGCGATTGGTATTTAGTTGATCTTGAATTTGACGAAACTTATGATGGCGGTGGTGGTTTAGGCGTGGCTGGTACAGGTGGTGACAACGGAAGCTGTCATATCACTCATATCGCTTCACAAAATTGGAATGGTACTGTAGGTATAGATATACACCCAGAGGGTGTTGGTCGATATTCAGGAAAAGCTAGCCTCGTACCTAAACATTCTCATGTCATGTTGCTCCCTAGAGTTAGAAATGAATATGGTAACACTGATGGTTCTGGTGACGGTAAAAATGTTATAAGAGCAATATTTCAAGCGGCACCCGATTCTTTAAGGCTTGATAATAATATTAATACACCTACTGAAAACGGTAATCAATTTGAGCTTTATCTTTATAATTTTATAAATAGCGCAAAACTTGAAACTGTTATTGTTAAAAAACTAGATTATGGTCTTACAGAAGGTGTTATTGGTGGTAGTGCTTTTAGTTGGGAGCATACTGTAGATATCTTAACCCACTCATTTACAAAAAGAAAAATTTATTGGAAAGATAATAAATTATGTTGGGATGTAACACAAGGTAATGATTATAATTGGCTTCAACGGTTTGGAAACCCAACATATCAAGTTCCTTCATACCCACCACCACACCCGGGTGAGTATGGTTGGATTTTAAAATTTACTGTTGGACCAAACCCAGACACAGGAACTTTTAGTGGTGATGGTCTCAGGGGTTATGTAAATAATAATGAAACAAACTTAGGGCCATTAGGAACTTCATACGATGGATTATATTTTAGTGATATACAAGACGAAGGTGATTACGAAATATTTTTCACAACAAATGGAGATGAAACGGACTGGTATATACATCATGATAATGGTGGAGGAGGTGGATTTGTTCCTTACGCTACAGGAAACATAGAGTCTACAGCAACAATGAACAGCGGAACTCCTCCAGCTAGTTTAGCAAATATGATTATGTTTTCGGCTGGAGACACAACGTCTGCTCTTTCGGATTTAACGTGTAGTATTAGTAATATATCTTTAAAAGATCAAACTTTAATATTTCAAGGTGGTTCTGCTGGTTCTTGGAATTTTGACGGTTGGGATAATTCTATAGCTCCATATATAATTTGGAATAGTAACTCTGGAGTAAATGGACTAATAGAGTTTAACGATTGTCCACTTGTTGATCCAAATTCAGGATCAATTTTAACAACTTTCCTTAACGCAAATCAATTTGTTGATAGAAACATAGATAGATTTGAAAGATTTGAAATAGAATTTAATCACGGTATAACAGAGGGAATGTTAAAAATATACTACTTCAATAGTGAGGGGTATGGTTTTAGAATACCAGACATAGGCCCTTCAACACCTTCTCTTTACAAAACAACAGTTGAGGTTGGAGATGAAATATGGGATTGGGAAAATCCTGAGGGGCCAAATTATGCTCCAGAATTAAAAGAAACATTTGTTATACAAGTAGACAACACGTACATGCTAGCTAATCCTTCAGAAAGTGTGAATGGTTGGATAGATAGTATTAGAATGACAAGGGTTTATAATATTGAAGAAGATGAGAATGGTGAAACTATACTTGATGAAAAAACAGTTACATTTAGCGAAGCTGTCAATGGTTGGACTAGTTTTAAAAGTTTTGTTCCAGAAAGTGGCGTTAGTTTGTCTAAAAAATACTTCACTATAGATAGTGGAGGTTTATTTCAACACTATGTTCCGTTGAAAAAATATTACCCAACTGATGGTAGTGCTAGTTATTTCGTCTCTTCTTCTTCTGATGACGCTGAGAACTACAACATGTTTTATGGAATATACAGTGAAAAAGGATCTAGTGTTAGAGTTATTTTAAACAACGAACCGTCAACGGTAAAAACTTTTAAAACGTTAAATTATGAGGGAACACAAGCTCAAGTTTTAAGACCTTCTTCTATAGGAAATATTACTATTAATAACGCGGCTGCTTGGCAAGCTGGTGGTAATATACAAGGTTGGTTTTGTTCAGATGTTAAAACTAATCTAGACATGGGTTCTGTTAAACAGTTTATTGAAAAAGAAGGAAAATGGTTTAATTATATAAAAGGAAAAGATACTTTAAATGCGGTTACGGGTGATGCTGTTTTAGATACAAGCCTTTTCAGCGTACAAGGCATTGGAGAAAGCTCTGAAATATTTGTAGCGCCTGGTGTTAATGTTATTTTTTAAATTAAAAAGTAAACTAAATATAAAATGACAAAAAAAATAAATAATATATTAGTTGACACTTCAAACTTACCTTCAAGTATCGTTTCTAGAAGACTAATTGTCAACGGGGAGCGTGGTGCTAAATTTATACTACAAGTCATAAGTAACTCGACTAGTTCTAGTGTCATGACTAAATACTACGATTTTCAGTCAAATGCTTTTACGTCTGGTCACATTGGTAGTAGCAATAATTTAGCGGTAACAATGTCTAGTAAAAAATACGCAACAAACATTGTGTTTCCTTCTGATGATACTTTCACTGAGTACACGATAAAATTAATAGCCTCTGAAGGAACAGAAATAGCTAATTCTAATAATAAAAAAATAATAAATAAGATTATAGAAAAACAAACCGCTAACGCAACTTTAACTTTTCAAGCTGAGAGTCTTGCTAATCCCAATAACTACCAAACAACACCAACAACAACATCTTCTGGCGCTCTCACTGACACTGGTAGTGTAAGTTTTGATTGGACTATAACAAACGCATCTACAGATGCTGGGGGATTTGGTCTTGTTTTAAATAGTGGTTATAAAACCCTTAACCACAAAGCACTTTACATAAAAACAACAACAGATGTTGATGGGACGATATCTAGCTCCACAACGGTAACGGTTACAAGTTTAACAGGTATTGCTGTTGGTTCATATTTATGGTCTGGAACCGGTTTGTCTGGAACACCAAGGATAAACGCTATAGATACTGAAAACAAAATATTAACATTAAGTACAGCTCAATCTATTAGTAATGGTGTGACTTTAACAGTAAAAAGTTATGGGAAGCAAATTATTCAAGATATTATAGGTGTTTCATTAGATTTTACCCCTGTTTCAGGTGGAATTGGTAATAGTCCTCGTTTTGTAGAAACTGCTTTAACCAAAACAGTTAGAGGTGCTGTTAGTGGTAGTACAAATATTACTCTAACAGATACCCATGGTATTGCTGGTGGAGAAATTGTAACATATACAGGTTTGGGAGTAGATAACAGCGCAACTAATAGAGTGACAGTTGTTACGCCAGATTGTCCTGATTTAGCTGATAGTAGTAGTTTAGATAATGATGGAGTAGCGGCTGTTGAGTTAGCACAAACGTTAGAAGCTGGAACCGTATTAACATTCTTTGGATCGCACAAAACCCTTCAAATACTTGGTGGTATTTCAATAAATGGTTATCCATCTACAAACCAAACAATATACTTTGATTTAGACGTTCCTTTATCAGTGGGAGCTAATACATAAACAAAACAATAATTATGGCAACAAGAATAACTTTTGATAATCCCATAAACTCTTCTGTACAACTTGGAGATTCGATGTATTATACTCAACCATCAGTATTCGGAATCACCTCACAACCAAAACCTTGTGGCACAATCACGCAACTCACCCAAAACTCTGTTGTTGTAAATAGTGATATTACCGATTTAAGCGCGGGTGCTGGATATTTTTTATTTGCTAAAAACATTGCAGTAAATGAAACTAGTTTAAAAGGGTACTATGCTGATGTTAAATTTAGAAATAATTCAAATAAAAAAGCGCGCTTATTCTCTATTGGCTCAGAAGTTGTGTTTAGCAGTAAATAAAGCGCAAAAAGTGTGACTATAGAATTACACTTAACTTAAATTAAATTAAATGAACGACAACATAATTTTTAGATCCTTTAAAGAGGGTGATTATGAAACTTGCTGTGAATGGTGGAGGTGGTGGTGGAAGCGTAGTGGTTTAGATCCAGTAAAAAGAGTCTTTTTACCAAAAGATGAAAGATGTTTTGTTTTGGAGAAAAACGGTGTTTCAATAGCTTCTTACTTTTTATTTATAATGGAGCCGAATATAGTGGGCTGGACAACCTATCTAGTATCTAATCCAGAATACAAGGAGAATGATAGAAGAGATTTAATAAAACTATTAATACAAAACGTAGAAAAAGAAGCTGAGAGGTATGGTATTATGCAACTCTTTACGGTTTGCGGTGACAGCCACATGTCTAGAATACATGACAGCTTAGATTGGATAATGATTCCGGTTGAGCATGAGGGTTTTAAATATTTAACAAATAATTTTACAAGATAATAAAATGGGAGATTTAACAGGTAAACGATCAAAAAGAAAGCAGACGGCCGCTATGAATCAAATGAATCAAATGGTTAATGACCAACTTGGTACTTTGCAACAACAACAAGCAGCTGCTCAAGCTACAGCTGACGCTAGTAGAGACGCTTATAGTAACATGGAGTTTACAAATCCCTTTGCTGACGCTACAAATCCTTACGCGAATACACAAACTAATTTTGATAATATTTACGCTGGGGCTCAAAATGTTTATGCTGACGCTCAAAACACCTTTGCTGGCGCAAGAAATACGTTTGCAGGAGCAAGAAATACTTTTGCTGGAATGGAAAATGCCTACGCTGGTTTACAAAATCAGTATGAGGGTATGGAAAACCGCTTTGAAGACATGACGGTAGATATGCGCGCGGCTGATTTCCAAGCTCAACAAGGTCAACAGCAAAGAGCTAATATAATGCAGGGTTTAAGAGGTGCTGCTGGTGGGTCTGGAATAGCTGGGTTAGCACAGGCTTTAGCAAATCAAGGTCAATTACAAACGCAGCAAATAGCCGCTGGTATAGGACAACAAGAAAGACAAAATCAAATGTTAGCCGCGCAAGAGGGTTCTAGAATAGATCAACTGCAAAGAGGAGCTGGTATGGAACTACAGCAATTACAAGCTAGTGGTGCTATGGCTGTACAACAAGCAGAAAGAGCCGGAGCAGCTCAACAACAACAAATGCAGATGTCTGGGGCTATGCAACAACAGCAAATGCAAATGCAAGGTGCGGCTCAACAACAAGAGATGCAGTTACAAGGAGCTGCGCAGCAGCAAGCAATGATATTAGCTGGTGAAGCTGATGCACAAGCTTTAGGTGTTCAACAACAAAACTTACAAGCACAGGGTGAGTGGATGGCGAACATGGCCCAAATGGAAGGTGCGGCAGCTGTTCAAGCTGCAGAAGCTCAACAACAAGCAACGCTTTTAGGTATGGATTATGGTGCTTTAGCTGGGGCTAACGCAGCGGTACAACAAGGTATGGCTAACCAAATGTCGGCTATGGGTATGCAAGTTGATATGTATGGATCGCAATCACAAAATAATTTCTTTAGTCAAGCAACAGACGCTGTAGTCTCGTATAAAAGCGTAACCGTGTGTGTTCCTAAAGGTATAAATATAGATACTGTAAATGGTAGTATAGCTATTGAGAATGTTAAACCTGGAGATATTGTTATAGGTTATAACGGTGAGCCTACCAAGGTATTGCAAAAACACGAATATTTAGAAGACCCAGCAAGAGAAAGATTTTATAAAGTTGAATTTGATGACGGTGCAATTGTTGATGTTTGTGACATGCATAGAATCAAAGGTGAGCGAGCGATGGATATAACTGAAGGCGTAAAAAGTAAAGAAGCTTATAGTGGAGTTGAGTTTAGTTATGATTTACTAACAGAAGATTCAGGCTATAGAATAGATGGTGTACCTGTTAACAGTATGATTCCTGAAATGGCAATTGGAATTGCTGAAATAATTAAAAACAAATAATATGGCGATAGATTTAAATCCAAATGCGGATTCAACATTAGTAAACGTAGCTTATAGAGCTGCAATGGCTAATACCCCTGCTGATTATAGTGGAACATTTGAAAAAGCCGCGGCTAGTTATGAAAAAACAATGCAGGCTCAAGGTAAAACTTGGGGTAATATAGCTAAACTAGGCACTCTTATTGGTAGTGAAATGATTGAAAACGCCAATGAGCTAGCTAATTACTCTGTTAAAGCTGGTGGGATAAATCCTGAATATGCAGATATATATATGAGTGAAATACAAGCAATTAAAGATTCCAGAAAAGAATTAGGTTTATTACCAAGTCTTGTAGGTAATCAAGAAACTAGAAAAAAACTAGCTAAATTAAAGATTGATCAAGCAAATCTTTTTGCTGAAATAGATTTTACAGCTGAAAGTATTAGAAAAGGAACCGCAGCTGTAGGCGCTGGAAATTATGATGCAAAATTAAACGAAAGAGATGCTGAAATGATAAACGCTATTATCAAAAGTAATCTTAAAGATCCCGTTACAAATAATCAAAATTTTGTTAAATTAAGTAGAGACCCAAATACAGAAGAATTAGTTTATACTTTGTATGACAAAGAAACTAATGAGCCATCGTTGTTAAGTGGTAAACCACAAACAATGACTATTAAGGAGTTTAACAAAAGTATAGCTACAAATGTCGATGATAAAGGCGCTATGAAAAATGCTTTTAACACCTATAATAACAAAAGAGCAAATGATGGTTTTAAGAGTACAACGGGTGTTTATGGTATGGAGGAAAGACAACTTGATTCAAACATGTTAGATGGTATGGTAAAATCTCCAGTTGATTTACGAAGAGCTTTTAGAACAAGCTTTGGTTACGAAGGTACTTCTTTTTATGATGACATACAAAGACCTAGTTCTTTATCTGCTAGTTTATTTGGAACTTTATTATCAAACGCTGAATCTGAAGTTGCTGAAGGTGAGTTAGCTGTAGGAGGATTAACTGAAGGTATTGAAGATAAAGATAATAGTGGCGGTATTAGCATGAAAGAACTTCAAGATGCTACAAACTATGGTAAGTTATCATCTAATATATTAGGTATGGTAAATCCAGAAGCTAGTAAAGCACTTTTTAAAGAATATGCGCTTGATAAATTACAGTCAGCTTATGAATATGGACATAACAAAAGACCACCTAAACCTGGTGATAGTGATGGTAATGGGGATCCTTATGGTTTTGGAGCTAAGAGTGTTGAGCTAAACGCTAAAAGAGGTTCTTACGTTACTCAAGGCCAAAGAATTACTAGAAGAAACCACATTGAAAATAATGAAAATTTCCAAGGCGCTTTTGGGGATTATGATTGGAATAAAGACGTTGGTGGTTATATATTAAATGGTGATACTGAAAATCCAAAGACTAAATGGAAAGTGATGCAAAGTGAGATGTTAGTCGGCAATAACGATAGACAGGTGGACTTTGATTCTTTAGGATTGCAAAAATCTAAAACAGCTTTTAATACCGCGGGTGAAGAGGTTACTGGTGGTGTTACTTTAGATCTTTTAGATGGCAATGACGATGATGTTGCTAGCTCTCTAAATAATTATATACCTAAAAACAGCAATTATAGTTTTAGACCTCAGACTTCCAGCTGGAATCCTTTTACTAAAAAGTATTGGACAACTGGAATAGCTGGTTTTGGAGGGGATGATTTACTTGAAAATGCTGTTGAGCTAATTGATGGTAGTAAAAATCCTATTATGTGGAATGGAAAACCGTTAATTTTATTTACTTCTTCTGGAGGTGGTCGTACAAAAAGTAAAAACGAGCAAGATGCGGCTATTGCGAACTTTAACGATTGGTTAGAACAACAAAATGATTTCGAATTACAAACTGGTGGTAACACTGGAGTAGGTGTCTCAGAACCTGAAGACGTAAATTAAAACAAATAATAAATGGCAGATTACAAAGACGCTAATGGTGTAATTTATAGAGAAAATGATATTCGCGCTTGGGCTAGAAATCGAGGTGTAAGTTTTGAAGAGTATCTTGAAATCAAAGGACTGGCTTTCGACAAAATGGACTATGATGACGCTGGTTTTGCTGATAAAGTTATTAGTGTTGGTGCTAGTCTTGGTAAAGACGTGCTTGGCAAACTAGAGGGATTTGCCGACATTAAAGACGCGGCTATATTTGCCGCTACTACCGATGATGACGAAATGACTCCAGAGGCTAAAAAAATAGCTATGGATGCTATGAAAAAAGCTAACAGATGGAGTAGTGATCCATTTGAAAAAATGATTCAAGCTTTAGATGAAAAAACCTTAGAGTATGACGAGGCTAGCATAACAGAGACTTTTAAAGAAGGTGATTATGCTGAGGGTGGTTTTAGAGCTGTTGAAGCTGGTATTGCAAGTTTACCATCAATATTAATGGCAGCAATGGGCGTACCTGGTTTGGCTGCTTTAGCTGTTACAACCGCTGGTAGTAAATTTGAAGAAGAATTTGAAGAAGACGCGTCAAGAGATGTTACATCTTTACTAGGAAATGCTGCTGGATCTGGTGTTATTGAAGCGGGGTTTGAGTTTGCTACTAGAGGTTTGTTAAAAAGAGCTGGTTTAATAAGTGGTTTGGGAGGCGAGGCTAACCAAAAGCTAGCTAAAGAAATAATTAAAGGTGGGGCTGGTAGTATAGTGAAAAACATAACTGGTGGGGTAATATCTGAAGGTGCATCTGAAGCGGCTACAGAGTTGACATCTACTTTGTGGGACCAAGTAACGCTAGGAAAGAAAGTTGATTGGGAAAAGAAGTGGTATGAAATCGCTGACGCTGGTATTGTTGGTGGTTTAGTTGGTGGTGTTACAGGTGGTATTGGAGAGATAAATAAGAAATCACAAAAATCTAAAAATTTAGCATATTCAATATTAGCCGACGCTGATACTAAAGCGGAGATTGGTAGTTTACAAGAAAAATTATCAAGTTTAATAATGGATCAAAAGGGTACTAGAAAAAAGGCGGATCCTAAAGATGATGATGGAGAGTATGAAAAACTTCAAGATATGATCATGGAGGTTAGAGCTGATATAGTTGGTGCTAAAGAAAGAGCTTTGCAGGGGTTATCTGAAATGAATGGAGAGGAGTTTGATACTTATTTTGCAAATGTTAAAAAAGCAAGACCTTTAAACAAAATTGTAAAAGATAAGAAAAAATCCAAAGAAGCACAAGCCGCTGCGCAAAAAGAATTAGATGCCATAAATATTGAAAACAAAACAATAGTAGAAAACGCTAGTAATAGAAAGTTAGAGAAAAACCTAAAACAAGCCGAAGGTAGAGCTCGACAAAGAGGCGGTAAAGTTAAAGTTCACGAAACTCAAGAGCAGTACGTAGAAGCTGTAAGTGGAGTATCGGCTAAAAAAGTTAAAAACAAAGATGGTGAGCTAGATTACACTGATGAATTTAAAAAAGCGGCTAGACAACACAGGTGGAGTGATGGTAAAATACTAGATGGTGTTTCACATATAAATAAACAAACAGCTAAAAAACTAGGCTCAGTGTCAGTAGGTTCTCACGAAGTTCTTCACTCTATAATGGATAAGTATATTAGAAATGAAGATGGTACTGTAAAAGATGAAGGTATAGAATTAATTGATGACATGCTAGACGGTATGTCTAAAAGTGATAGGGCTACTGTTCAAAAAAGAATAGATGATAACTATAGATTCAATAAAGACGGTACTGAAAAAAGCAAAAAGGATTATTATGATGAATATTTAAACGTACTTCATGATGCTATTGTAAAGAAGAAAATTACTTACAATAAAAACTTTGATGCAATTGGTGGTAGATTTAGTGGTGTATTCCAAAGATTTGGTTATGGTAATATTGATTTATCTACGGGTAAAGGTCTTTTTAATCTTATAAGAACTTATACTAAAGCAATTGAAACTGGAGAAAGCACTGTTGATTTAGATAAAATTATAGAAGAATCAAAAGGCTTTGTTGTAACAAACAAAAAACAAGGTAGAAAATCAATCAACTTAGGTTCTGAAAATGATGGCGTGCCTTTAAATGAAAAAATAGATCCACTAACTGAGGGTGCTAAAACAAAAGAAGACTTAATGAAAGGAGGTATAAATTCTCCTTTCTCCAAAATATATCAAGGTATTTTAGACGGTAGTTTTGATAGGATTTTTGGTACTGTTAACAAGGATCAAAGACAAATACAAAGACAAGATCTAGCAGATAGATTTGCTGGTATGACAGAAGAAGGTGGTTATGATCCTGCGAAAACTCCTGAATTATCTAAATGGATGTTTGGTGGTAGTGGTATAGCTGGTAACATTGAATATACAAAAAGAAAAGCTAAAAAAGAATTAGCTATAAAATCTGAAAAAGCTAAAAGGGAAAAACGTATAGATGCTAAAAAACCTACTAAAGAAGGTGAAAAAGGGTTTGACATAACAGATGATGCTGGTTTAAGCCCAGAAGAGTTAATGATTAGAAAAGAAGAGCAAGCTAAGGAACTTGAAAAGAAGAAGGTAACTTTTGCTGCGTCATTAGGGTTGGGAGTTGAACTACAAAATAAAATAAAAGCAGCTGTTATAAAAACATTTGGTACAAAACTGCCAGCTGTAACAGACGCAAAATATAGAAATGCTTTGTCAAAAGCTTTTAGAAACGAAATAGGTAAATCTATAGAAGAAATATTTGGTATTGATAAAACTTATGATGAATTTATAGATAAATATTTTAAAGGTATAGTTTTTCCAAATATCTCCAATGCTAGATTAATACAGATGGAAAGGCTTTTACCTAAAGGTGAAAAAATATTTGTAGACAAAAGAAGAATAACAAAAGTAAAAGAAGTAAGAGAATTACAAGAAAAAGGGTTAATAGCTAAAACAGTTAAACCAGCATCGGGACCAAATCTTATTCAAAAGAAAAAACTTAACATGAATAAGGTTAAAGCATTTTTTAATCCACCAGCAATAAACCCAAAAACAGGTGAGAAGAGTGGTTTAAGAGGTACTAGAAAAAGAGCATTAGCAGAGGCTTTAGCAGAAGAGTTGGCTCAAAACCAAACAGACGCAGTATTACAAAGTCCTGACGTAATGAATAAAGTTAAAGAGTTAAACACTTTATTTGAATACGACGACGTAAACAACTACGCAGCAGAAGTTGCTAGGCAAATGGATAGAGGCGCTAGAAACTCTGAAAGCTTAGGTAGAGCCGCTAAATTAGATGGTTTAAACACCGCTGACTTACGTTTAGTTCTTAATATGGATGCTGTTGAAATGGAAGACCAACATCCAAACACTTACAATGCGTTAAAAAATGATTCTGCTGATAAATATGAGGGAAGACAAGGTTTTATTGATAATGATGGTTTTTTAGTAAGACTTACAAGAGGTATTACAAACCCTAAGGTTTTAAAATTTATTAATGATAAGGGGTACATGTTACGTACAACAAAGAACAAGGTTAAAACATACAACGAAGACGGAGCAAAAAATCACGTAGATAGTTACAACATACCATTACTTGGTTTTATACCTGCTTGGATGGGCGCTAGAGATATAGAAATGCAAAACTCAAAACGTAGCAAGCATATGTTTTTACATAGATCTGCCAAAATGGATAGTTCTAGAGGTGTTTTTGGACAGGATCTTACGCTGAGAGATCAAAATAGAGGTAAATGGTTTAGGGCTTTACAAGGTAAAATGGGTACTAATAAGTACATGAGTAAAGCTACTAAAAAACTCTGGAAACAATTAAAAGAAATACAAGGTGATTTAGTTTTAATGGAATCTACTATGACTGAGCCTCAAAGTGTGTTGAGACGTGTTCACGAGGTACAAGCAATGAAGAAAACCGCTAAAGAAAAAGCAGCTATACTTAGAAAAGAATTTAATCCAAAATCTTTATTAGCCGCTCAGTTATTGTTTAAAGCCTACAACTCTAGCATACAAGACTGGGTTAATTCTCAAGTAGAAGCCAATAAGATGACTAGAGAACAAGCTATTGAGTATGTTATACGGGACAAACAAATGAATACTAATTTTAACAAAGGCGAAAGAGCTTTAGCAGCTTTAACCTCTGTTTATTTAGTTGATGGCGTTCAAAAAGTAACAAAACAAAAAGGAGAACACGTTGTTGATTCAGCATCCGTTTCAGCTGCAACTGTTATTAGTATATATAACGATACTTTTTTACAAGATTCAGACACTATATTAAAAGGATTTGAACAATCACTTTTACCAAAAGAATTAGCGGATAGCTTAGATGATTTAGGTGGTCGTAACAGTCAACTTGGTAACTATAGGTTTTTGATGAATCCTGATATAGGTAAAAACACATATGATTTAGCTACAGGTAAAACAATGTACCAATTAGGAGTAGAACAACATGGTAAAGATCTGGTTAAGTCTATGGAAAAGATTAATGATACCAGTAGAGCTAGTGAAAATTTAGGTAAGTTTTACAAAGCAGAATCTTTTAAACTTGATCCTAATACAAAACCGAAAGGTATTAGTGTTTTTGATTTTGATGAAACAGCTGGTATTAGTGACAATGTTATTATTGCAACCAAAAATGGTGTTACAGAAGTAATAGAATCTGCTGACTGGCCTTTAGTTGGCGACGCTATGGTTAAAGATGGCTGGGAGATGGATTTTTCAGATTTCAATAAAGTTACAAATGGAAGACCTGGACCATTAATGCAGAAGTTAAAAAACCAAATCAAAAAGTATGGCAACAAAGCTGTGTTTATATTAACAGCTAGAGCTTCACAAAGCCAAAAAGCAATACATGAATATTTAAAAAGTGAGGGCGTTGATTTACCGCTAGAAAATATAACAGGTTTAGGAAATAGTACTGGTGAAGCTAAAGCTGATTGGATGATTGATAAATTAGCTGAGGGTTATAATGATTTTTATTTTGTTGATGATGCTATGCCAAACGTTAAAGCTGTTGATGATCTATTAAGTCAATTTGATGTTAAATCAAAATCTGTGCAAGCGGTAACTAGAAATAGCGAAAGTCTTGGTAGACAAGTTGATGAGATGATAGAGACTAACGAAGGGATTAAAGTTGGTGCTGTTATAGATGAGGCGGAAGCAAGAACTCGTGGGGCTAAAAAAGGAAAAGGCGTTGGGGCTAAATTCTTTAACACGCCTGGCTCTAATGATTTTATGGGTTTAATGTACACAATAGCCAACGCAAAAGGTAAACTTGGTGAAAATCAAATAGCATTTTTTGAAGAAAATTTATACAAACCTTACAGAAGAGGTGTTGATAGAATAAATAGATTAAAACAAGGTATATCTAATAATTATAAAACCTTATTGAAATCAATACCTGATGCGGCTGGTAAATTAAAAAAGACGGTACCTGATACTAACTTTACTTATGACACTGCAGTAAGAGTTTATTTGTTTGATCAAGCTGGGCATGAAATACCTGGTTTAAGCGCGGAAAATAAAGCTAAATTAATAGAAGCTGTGAAAGCAGATCAAGGACTAATTGATTTAGCTAGTGGCGTTGCTGGTATTGTTAATAGTCCAGAACTTTATATTAAACCCGATCAAAATTGGCTTGGTGATACTATATTGTCTGATTTAGACAGTATAACTAACAACGTGGGTAGAAAACAACACATACAAGAATTCATTGAAAATAGAAAGTTAATTTTTGGAGAATGGAAAAACGGTAAATTATCTGGCCCGATGATGAATAAGTTAGAAGCTCTTTATGGTCCTGATTACGTTGAGGCGCTAAACGATATGATGTGGCGTATGGAAAATGGGAATGCAAGACCAAGTGGTTCTAACGCTCAGGTTAACAAATGGATGAATTGGCTTACTAATTCTATTGGTGCCATTATGTTTTTTAACACAAGATCCGCGTTGCTACAAACTTTATCAACAGCTAACTTTATAAACTGGGGAGATAACAATCCTATAAAAGCAGCAGCTGCATTTGCAAATCAAAAACAGTTCTGGAAAGATTTTACAACTATATTTAACTCTGATTTTCTTAAACAAAGAAGAGGAGGTTTAAAACTTGATGTTAACGAAGCTGCTTTAGCCAAAGCTATAAATCAAGGTGGTAAAAGTAAAGTTAAAGCTGCTGTAGATTATTTGTTAAGAATTGGGTTTTTACCTACGCAAATGGCTGATAGTTTTGCTATTGCTGCTGGTGGCGCTGCGTTTTTAAGAAATAGAGCCGAAACATATATTAAACAGGGTATGTCTAGGGCTGAAGCTGAAACAAAAGCGTTTCAAGATATGGTAGATGCTTCTGAGCCAGTTCAGCAATCATCAGATCCATCACTCATATCTAAAGAACAAGCTAGTATTTTAGGTAGAATAGTTTTAGCATTTCAAAACGTTACAATGCAATATACTAGACGTATGAAAAAATCTGTTATTGATTTAGCAAAAGGAAGAGGTGACGTTAAAACAAATATATCTAGAATCGTTTATTATGGAGCTGTTCAAAATTTTGTATTTAATGCTCTTCAATCTGCTTTGTTTGCTATAGCTTTTGATGACGAAGAAGATAAGAAAACGTTAGCGAGAAGAGATAGGGTTGTAAACGGTATGGCTGACTCTGTTTTACGAGGTTTAGGTATACCTGGGGCAATATTTGCAACTGGTAAAAATGCTATTATAGAATACGCAAAACAAAATAAAAAAGGTTGGAGTGGAGATCAAACCTACACCTTGTTACAATTATTAAATATTTCACCACCAATTGGAAGTAAAGCTAGAAAGTTCTATAGTTCTACGCAGACAGAAAAATGGAATAAAAAAATAATTCCAGAAATGTCCATGTGGGATATAAGCAACCCAAGATATCAATCTATTGGTAACGCTGTTGAAGGTATAACAAATGTTCCTATGGGTAGAACTGTTAATAAAATAAATAATGTTAAACAGGCTTTAGATTCCGATCATCAAACATGGCAAAGAATAGCTATGATGTTAGGTTGGAACAGATGGGATGTTGGCGTGAAAGATAGTGATGTATTAAAAATAAAAGAAGAAGTAAAGCATAATCAAAAAACTAATAAAAAATCTAGTGGTTATAAAAAACCTCAATTTTCAAAACCTAAATTTGGGAACTAGATAATTAAACAATTCAAAAAATAAGTGATAATATAAAGATGGTGAAAAGACTAATAATATTGCTACTACTTATATCTAATGTAACAGTAGCACAAACATATGGGATTGAGGATGTTAAGAAGATGTTGAAGTACTCGACGTTCTACGCCGCTGTAAATGGTGGTACGTCGCTTTCTGATGTTAATATTTTTTCTGTAGACAATGGTTTATCTACAAAGACTATTTCAACTCCTTATGATTATAATTTTACCATAGGATTACGTAAGATAGCAAGATTTGGATATGAGAATAAAGCCCAAACGTTTTATGATGGAACGGAATCTAATTACAGTGATGCGGCTACTGTAGGTAAAGTAAGGGGAGTTGAATACATGTTTGAAGTAGACTACAAAAGACAAGAAGGTGTTGACTATATGGATCAACATCACTTTATTAGGTTTAGCTCTGATGACGGTTGTCCAGATGAACTATGTGTAAATTTCTTTGCTTTAAAAGTTGAATACTTAGAAGATGGATTTGCAGACATCAAGTATTTTGAGGCGTCCGAGAGATATAGGCATCGTAAAGGTAGAAATCTATCCTGGAATATTGGGATGACACACCGTTTAGCGGAACCATATGGTTACAACCCTTTAGATGAGTGGATGTTAGAAAATGGTAACATACATTATACTTACTTAGCGCTTCAGGAGGGTTATGAGGTAGATGTGTATAGCAACACCTACGTAAACCCTGATGGAGAGGTTGTCGCAACTAGCGCTGAGGTTTGGGAGGCGGTTGTTATACCAGAAGTATTAGCAGACTACACAGATAAAAAAAGGAACGAATTAAAAAAAGTAATTCAACACTCTTTAGTTATGGGTTTTGATTATTATAAATATAGCAAAAGCACCTGGTTACATGTTTGGGCAAGCTTAATGCCTTGGCACTATGATGATGGTAGTGAGTTTTCATACCATAATTATATAGAAGACGATCAATGGTACGATTATTCTGGGGGATTAATTTATGGAATAAAAGTAAATAAACAACTAGGTTATTTTGTAGAGGGTAAATACAATAAGTATTGGAATCGTGAGTGGTATGATTTTAAATTAGGAATGAATTACACAATTTTTTAGAATGGCAAAAGAATTAAATGAAGACACGTCTTTTAAGTTAAGTATAAAGACACTAATAGGCATAGGGTTTGCAATGGCAACTTTAATAAGTATGTATTTTATGTTACAAGCAGATATTGCTGAAGCAAAGGAACTACCTATAATTCCACCAGACGAAGTTACTAGAATGGAATTTCAAATGAAAGATCAAATGATCCGTAATACTATTATGGATACGCAAAAAGACGTGCAAGAGATTAAAAAATCTATAGAAAAAATAGAGGATAAATTATATAACAGGTAATGAAAAGGTTATTAGTTATTTTATTAATATTAATATCAAGCAGTGTTAATGCTCAAATAAAAGTTGAGCAGTTTAATGCTGGTTGGAATAGTGCTAATGACGTTCCTTGGGTTATGGATCTTGAAGACGTTAAAACCTCTGGCTATATAGATATAGCTAAAGATACAGAGGCTCAAGCAAAACATAAAATAGCTGTTGTACCTACAATTATAATATTTAAAGACGGTGAGGAAGTTGCTAGGTTCCAAGCTGATCTTAGTTTTAAAATGCTAGCAACAAAAGAAGAAGTACAAGACGAAATTAGCAATCAATTAATGAGTGACTTTTAATTATGGCATATAACAATAGAAGTGTTGGACCACTTAAAATTTCAGAAGCATCTTACAATAAACAAAACCGTAAGATGAGAAAAGAAAACCCTGGTATGGGAAAAAAACTAACTAGTGGAACAAACCCACGTAGAATAAGTTTTGCTTGTAGATTTGGTAATATGCAAGGAGACATGAAAGACAAAAATGGAACGCCAAGCAAATTAGCTAAAGCTTTAAAAAAATGGGGTTTTGGTAGCAAAGAGGCTGCTAGAAACTTTTGTAGAAAACATAAAAAATCATAGTAATGAGCAAAGATAAAAAACTAAAAGAAATAGCGGGTGAACTAGAGAACGCTAGCGAAATGCATGCTGGTCAAGCTAAAAAAATTAAATCTATGTTAAAAAAATCAGGTCCGTTTAAAATGAAATCGCCTTTAAAAGGTAAAAGAGGATTGTGGGATAATATACACGCTAAGAGAAAAAGAATTAAAGCTGGTTCTGGAGAGAAAATGAGAAAACCAGGTGATAAAGGCGCACCTTCAGCTAAAGACTTAAGAGACTCACAATAGATGAAAAAACTACTACTTATATTATTATTACCATTTACGGTATTTAGTCAAGGCCCACCTAACTGTGTGCCTACAACTATTATTATTAACCTTGATCAATATCAAGGTGAAACCTCTTGGGATATAAAAGATACTAATGGAGTTGTGATTGCGGATGGTAATGGTTATTGGTCAGAACCTCAATATGGCATTGTTATAGAACAAAGATGCTTACCTCCTGTTCCTTTAACCTTTACAATATATGATTCGTATGGTGATGGTTTAAACGGATCAATGTGGGGTGGTTTAGATGGATCTTATTACGTAGTACAGTGCTATGATACATTAATTCACGGAACTGTCCCTAACTTCTTGTACGATACCACCCATGTCTTACCATCTGCACCTTGTCCACCAATATTTGGTTGTATGGATTCTTCTTATGTAGAATTTAATCCTAGAGCAGATACAAGTGATGGCTCGTGCTCTACCTTAGTGGTTTTTGGCTGTACAGACTCATTAGCATATAACTATGATTCTATAGCTAACACAATGTCTTTAGTTCCTGCTTGTGATTATATACTAACACTAACAGATTTAGTTGGTGATGGTTGGGCGGCATCAAACTTAGAGGTAACACAAGGAGACAGCGTTTGGAATTTTACATTAGACACGGCTGCTTACTCACAAGATTATATTATAAACTTAAAAGCACCCGAACCGGTTTCATTTAAGTTTTCAATAACACAACAGGCTTTTCAATCTGCAGCTCACTGTGGATTTAAATTAACAAACCCATTAGGTA